CTTTACCACACAACGCGCCAGACACTAAAGAGTTGACGACGTTACCGTGATGGCGTTGTTCGATTGGGCTGTGTCTAAGTCATCCAATACAAGAACAGTTCTTTGCGCCTCAATGCTTTTCTGTAAATTAATGAATGGGTCTGTCGTTGTATCTGCGACCATACCACCACGAGCGTAAAAGGGTACACCTCCACCGATCTGATTAAGGTAGCTTGCTTGCTCTCTTACCCAAGGAATGGCCATTGACCTTTTATTTATTATAGCCTCGCCGCCTTCCGCCTCTATCAGTATACCGCCTTGCTCATGCGAATTGCCTACTAGCATACCGTCAGCCGCTAACTTTGGTAGTTTTACAGCTTTTAATTGTGCGACTAATGCCGCTCCCGTAGATGCGGCTATAGCTGCCGCCGCTATCTTTGCCGCGATGCCTCCTTTTGTCTCTGAGAATGCGGACAATGTTGCTTTTATTGCGTCTCTTAAAGCCTCTATATTTTGCAGTATTGCAACGCCTTGCGCAAACTTATTACCAAGTCCCGCGATAGCGTTTTGCATATCTATTTTACTTTGTAATACTTCATCATCACTTAACTTTTCTTTGTTTGCAAGATCATCTGAATTTTTCTTTTGTTGTTCTGCAAATTCATTTCGTAATGTGTTTAACTTAGTTAGTTGTTCTGTATCTTTTGCAAACTGTTCTTGCCGCGCTGTAAATACTTTTGCTTCTAACTCTGCAATTTGTTGCAATATTTCTGGTTCTCGTTGTTTTTCATCGTTTTGTCTTCTAAATAATTCTAATGTCTTTTCAGCTATTGCAACATTTTGCGCGCCTTGTGTTGCAATAATATTTCTTGCATCTTCTGTGGCTTTTATTCTTTCTTTTAAACTTTTTGTTGTATCATCTGCCGTATTTTTTAATTTTTCTAACTGCATTAATTCTTCCGCTTGTGTGACAAGCAATCTATTTTTTTCAGCGTCTAAATCTCTAATGGCTTTTTGAATTGCTAAACCTTCCTTTGCCGCATCAAGTAAAGCACCGCCAAAATTATCAATAGCCTCTGCCGCCGAGTCCATTGCTTTTCCAAATTCAAGTTCTATTAAAAACCCAAATGCTTCAGCAAGTTTTCCAACTCTCGCCACTAAAAAACTAAATACGCTAGATAAAGTTTCCGTTACTTTTTCTACCATTTCAATTCCTTGCCTTGTTTTTGCAAAGGCTGATGCTAGTGTTCCTAACAATACAACAAACGCACCTATACCCGTAGAAATTAAAGCAGTTTTAAAGCCTTTTAATGACGTTACAGAACCTTTTACGGCTTTCATACTACCTCTAAAAGCTGTGGATACTTTGTTAATAGATATACCGAAAAACTCAGTTTCTTTAGCTAGATCGCCTAACGTATCCTCGTACTCCTCAGTAGCTTTTTTAACGTCATCTGTGGCCTTCTCTACTTTGTTAAGGTCTTTTACGGTTTCTTGTGTGCCTTCCGCTTTGGTTTTTAATATAATCTCTTCTTCTTGCTTTGCCATTATTTTGGTATTTGTATTAGTTCAACCCTACAGCCCGTGTTTAGTTTCCATTGTTCTAGTTTGTTAATGTAAAAGTAAGCATTATATTCCTCAATATATACGGGCGCTAAAGGATTGACCTCTAACAGACTAATAGTAGGTATATTAATCCATGCTTGAATTATAAAAGGTTTGGCCATTGTGTCGACTAATAGTTGATAATATTCTGTCTTTAATTCTGACCATTTTAAGGCATCTACAAACTGCGCCTCTTTAGTTGGGTTTGGGCTAGTTTTAATTTCACCGTTATAACTATAAATAAAAGTAGCGTTACGATCCTCTATTGATACAATGCGTAAAGATTTACTATTGTGTTTATATCTAAAAAATAATGGGTTTGAACTACTGCCAGATGGCAATGTTCGGTCTACTGTACCTCCTCTTTTGTCTGCATCTATTGTTACAATCCTAAAAAGTTCACCCGAAAAAGTTACTAAATCACCTACTTTTGCTTGAGTTTGTCCGCTAACACTAAAAATATTATTTGTACCGTTTCTTGACCAATTATAATCTGACCTAAATTCTTCTATTTCCCAACAAGGAACACAAGCACGGGTAAAGTTTAAACCGCTTTCGCCTAAATCACAAGCAAAAAATTTACTTTGTACGGCTGTCCCCTTTAAAGGTAGCGTTTCGCTATTAGTTGGAAAGCTGCTGTTTACATCTGTGCGCTCAATTATATCGTCATCACTATATTTTAATTCATTTGTTTGGCTGTATGTTGTAAATGTGTTATAAACAGTTTTTTCCTTATCGTAATTTAATACTAATGTTTTAGGTGTTTCCGTTTGTAATGATTTAAAGTATTTTAACGTTACTACGTTATTACTTTCTACCGCTACAATGTTTTGTAACTTAAAAACCTCCCTTACAAAATCCCTTTGACTAATGTCAGGAAAAAAATTTTGTGGTGTTACAGTAGTGTTAACAGTTTCGCGGTTAATATAATTTTTATGTATTTGGTCAACGCTGCAAGCAATAGCATATTTTGAATAGCTTGCATCCATTGCGCTACTGTCAAAAGTTAAATTAGTAAAGCCCGCAAATATTTTGTCTAGTATGCTTTTTGTATATATAAAAAACCCGCTTTCTATTAGTTCTTGTACAGCGTTACCCGTACTACTTGATAAAAGTCGGCTAGTCTGATTAGTTGTCCATTGTGCATTAGCTATTACTATGTCCGTGCTAGTATTCATTAGGCTTTGTAAGCCGCTATCTGTCCAAGTAATATCTGTGTAAGTAAATTCTCTTATGCTTGTGTCAGGCAGATCGCTGTAAAACTTTGAGATACCGCCAAAAATTTGTATAGATACACTATTTTCTTGCTGTGTGTCTATAACAAAGTAAGCATCTGATAAAGCGGGCATATCATTTACTAATATTTCACACGGTGTAATACCTACACTATTAGTATCAAACCTTGCTACAGTAGGCAAAGCAGCGTCTAGTATCCCCTTATTTTTTGACGTCAAAGGTAAATTTACACGGCGCGAAAAATTGCCGTTACGCGTTTCTAAATTACTTAAATCATGTATTTGATAGGTAATATAAAAGCGCTCGGCTTCGCCGTCGAATAGATCAAAACTTTCGCCGTTAGATAATATTTGTAATTTATTCGCCACCTACTTCCTCGGGTGTTGCACTTGGGAAAAACTCGTTTTGTTCTTCTATATGCTTAGCGTAAGCCGCTTTAACTTCATCCGTCCAAACCGCATTGCATACCGCTTGAACTTCTGCATCTTCTCCGCTTATATCAGCATCACAATTTAATACGTGCCTATGAAATGACTTTGATAACTCTTTGCCGTCATCTGTGATAACCGTTGCTTGTCTAACTTGAATCGTTTTATAGTCTCCGACTATTTCGATTTGATCTATTTTTATTATTTTTTCTAAACTCATAATTTTTAAACTTGATAAGTAATACTAATATCTGCGTAATAAGTGGCAGTTGTTGGAATACTCCAAGGAGTACCGTTCCCACCTGTGTTAAACTCATAACCAATAAGATTATTTGATGTGCTTAAATAAAAATATTGCGTAGACCCACTGGTTTTAGGTAACCCATTTATTCCAAAATTTGCCGTTGGCGGAAAAGTATTTGTTTTTGCTGCATATGGTAGTCCAGTAATTTGTATTGTTCCACTTGCATTTGATACGTTTATTCCATTAAATCTAACATAAGCGTGTACAACATTACCTATTCTTGTGTAGTGAGATAAAATAGTCCCCCCCGAAATAGTACCGCTAGTCGTTGTTCCTTGTATTTGTGGATTTGTCCAAGTCCCTTCCTCGTAATCATTTAATGTTACATTAGTGGCGTTTGGTGTACCTCCCGTAGTGTTGTTATTAAATATTATGCCGTTAGGTATTGATACAACGCCCCCCGTTGAGATGCTCATTCTTTTAGAACCTCCCGCATAAAATTCTAAAGAATCTGATCCGCTACCACTTCCTACTCTTACTATATTACTACCTCGTGAAATCATTATTTCTCCACCTTGCCTCACTGTCGGTGTGTCAATGTCATTTGAGAATGTAGCATATCCCGTAGATGAGATGGTTAGACGTGTAGAATTATCTGTATTAAAATTTAAATTATTTTGATTACCAAAAATAGCACACAAGCCATTAGCTGTAATAAACCTTAAAATAGCTAATCCATTTGAGCCACCATTTGATTCAATATCGACATAGCAATGTTGTCCCGCAGTAGTATTTGTATTTTCAAACAATGCTGCAAATTCACCACTCGGTGTAAAATGTGCTTTACCATCATCTCTTACTGTTAAAAGAGTAGCATTTGAACTATTTGTTAAAACGGTGTTAAAAGTGCTAGAACTATTACCTCCTGATTTTACAGAAAATCTATCACTACCTCCTGGTGTAACTCCAATGCCCAAATTACCATTGTTATCAACTTTAAGCCTTGTAAATCCGCCCGTATTTAATGATACGCCGCCGCCAATCTGTACGGCCTCGCTATTACCTGACCCGCTATTACTTAATAATAAAGTTTGTGCCGATTGATTATAAGATATTGTTGCGCCTAACGTTGTGCCGTCTGAATGAATGTATCTAATTTGGGCGCTATTAGTACCCGATTTTAACATCATTAAATTACTAACGGCTGTCGCAAACGTTACCCAATCGGGTACTCCTGACGGTTCATCTACCATTGTAAGACTTTCACCATCTGCGCCGACAGTTAAAAACTTGCCCGCATTTGATGACCCGCCTAAATCATCTTTATAATTTATAACCGAATCGCGCTCTTCTGTAAGCTGTGCGCGCTCTGTAGTTGGCGTAATCTGCTCGCTTGTGTTATCTGGTAAATTAGTGTTTACTGCGAGCGTGCTTAATTCTGTTCTCGTTTTCTTTGCCATATCTTAATTATATGCAGCCGTAAACGCTACGTTTAGATGCGCTTGGCTTGGTGTTAATTGGTAATTTATTGCGTCAAATACGTTAAAATTATTAGGCATTTGTAACTGCAATTGAAAGTTATTATTTGCGTTGTCTGTGCTAAATGTATCACTAAGGTTATTTGTTACGACCACTTGCACAAACTTTGACCCGTCACGGGTTAGTAATACGCGTACGCTTGTGCTTCGCTTTATCTCTGCAATCGCTTGTAAATCATCATTTGACAGTTGATCAGTTTCGCATATTATTTCTTGTATCCAATCGTTAGCCACCCTAATATTTGTCACTCTTACGCTTGAGTAATCTTCATTTATAGCCCTAGAACTACTTATGCCCGTGCTAGTGCTAACTTTTACCTCTTGCTTTATGTCAAATAAATGTTGCTCATACGCTCCCAAGCTGTTTAAATACTCTATAAATATAGGGTTTTTACAATCTCGCGTCACTTTATAATCTACGCTGTTTAACTTAGTGCCGAAATTTGCACGCACCCAATAAGCATTTGAGGGAATAGCAACGGCATAATTTTGTAAATCTAAGTTTTGAACGCCATTTGTGGCGGGTATTGTGGTCGCTGCGTTAGAACTAATTACGCTTTTATCTCTGTATAAATACTGTATTTGTATAGTGCTAGTGAATTGGCCATCATATAAAATTCCGATTGTTCTTTTCCATTGTGAATATATGCGGGGAACTGTCCACTTTGTTAAGGCTGTACCGCTACCGCCCGTCTTAAATAAATGATTATATAGATTTGCGCCGCCGTCACTATATATCTGTTTTTGAGCATATACAGCCATATAGCTGTTAGCTGAGTCACTAACTTGTGGCGAAAATCCCGTCCAACTTTGGGCAAACCTTAATTTAAATTCGACAGATACTAAACCGTTTTTTTCTAGGTATTCGGTCATAATTTGGCCAACATCTAAAAATAACGTGCCATCTTCTTTGGGTGAATATTTAAAAATTGTGCTTATTAAATTAGCTGTATTTGCTTCATTTCTTATTTGTATCTCAAACTTAAAATTGGTCTTGCCCGCTTGGCTTGTGGTTGTCGTTAAAATAAAAGGTATTTGAGAGCGTGACGCATTTGCCGCGCTTGTTAGCCCGTCTATAGTTCTTATCGGTTCGCTAGTAATAGATAGTGACATTATTTTAATTTTATTTTAAGCCCCTTTACAAAGTCTATTCTCATTTTTGCGCCTACTTGCTTTAAAAATTCTGGCTTTTCATCTTTTATGGCTTGACTAATAGATATACCCTTTTGACCTCGTTTTATTGCTGTCCCTTTATATACAATACTTTGCGCAATTCTAAACGCTAATTGCTTAATTTTCTCGTTTGGTCTGGGTTCAATGCGTTTAGCTTTAATCCATTCCTTTAAAAAATTAATAAATCGCTTACCTATTTTTTTAGGCTGCGCACCTATACCCGTTTGAAGATACTTAAAATATCCTACCCCTCTAAGTTCTGCCTCTAATTTATCATTAGCCACTATTCTAAGCGTATTTACAGCAAAGCCCGTCGCTATTCTATTTTGTGAGCGCATTTGAGCAGTTAGATTAATTTTTACAGCATCTAAAAACTCGCGGTATTCCTCTTTAAAATCAGGAGCAATCAAAGCTAGTGCGGTTTATAGGTAAAACAAATGATAACTTCCAACCAGATAAAACCTCAGTTGTAATATTTATCGATTCAATAGCCTCTAATTCGTAATCCTCTATAAACCTACTAGCGGCAATAATACCGCTTGCGTTTAATTTATCAATCATTCCGTCAGCTTTAGGCTTTAAAGCGTCTAAAATTACGTCTATTTGTGTGGCCGTGTCATCAACTCCAGAAGATGGCTTTAAATAATAAATTTCTATGCCCCACTCCATTTCGACGTTATTACTTTTATTATAAAGAACATTGTTAATAGTGGGTAAATTAGCGTAAACGCCTACGCCATTAGATAGGTCGTAATTACCTACTAACTCGTTTAAGTCATTTGGGTTGGCTGCTCTTAGATAAGTCAGCCCTTGGCCTTCTATTATTGTCTTTATTTGTGTTGTTACTGTGTTCATATTTTACAAAAATCATATAAAATATTGCGGTAAAGATACAGAAAAAAAAGCCGAATATAAACGCAACCGCTATGACTATATAAGTAATATTCATGTTTTTTTTTGGATTTCTTGTGATTTTGAAGTAATGTAACTCATTTCTTTATTTAAAACTATTAAATTTTGTACTGTTATTAATTCCATATTAGCTACTATATCATGTGTATATTGTGGGTAAGTTTTACAAAGTTGATCTATATATAAAAAATCTCGCCATTTGTCTAACAATTTACTGCCTTGTGCTAGATCAAAAAAATTATCTGCTTTTATTTGCTCGGCAGTTTTTGGAATAGATTGTAGTCTATTAATAAACTTTTTTTCTTCATTTTGGATTTTTTCAAAAAAAAAACAGCCCAAGGCCAACACAAAATTAATGGCATATTGTCAACCTCATTTTTAACTCGTTCAACTTTTGTGCTGTCAAATTGACCGTCTATAGAGGGCTGCGCGTATATAGCTATTAAATCGCTTACTATCTCGCGTAAATCTTCGCACTCTGTCATTGCATTTGTAGACATTACCTTTTGACCATACGTCGTAAAATTTAAGTTTTTAGGAAATTTAATTTTTTTACCTAAAATATATATAGGTTTTTTCTCTAAATTATTAAAATCTTCTGGCGCTTGTAAAATGCCTTCATATACTATTTTAACTATTTCGCTTAAATCTACCTTACTATTTTCTATTTTGATTTTATCTATACCCGTTAAAATAGACATTAATTCGGTGTCTGTTACATTAGGTCTTAAATAACTCCATTGCTTAACGGTCAACTCGTTAAATTTATCAGGTACTTTACCCCGTATTGTTTCTTTGCCGTATATTATTTTAAACTTTTTCATCGTATAGTTACAGCCCCTCGCAAAGCATAAGACAACGCATAGCGCGTGGCGTCAATGCTGTGATTATTTAAATCTAGAGGTTCATCTGTAGGGTCGTTTTCTTTATCTAGTTTATACTTATATTCTCTAAATTCTTTTATTGTTTCTAAAGCCTCCTCATGTATATAAATTTGATGCGTTCTAATGTATCCTAACCCTTGGCGTAATGAGTCTTTCCCTTTTTTTGCGGGTTTTATTCTTATGCCTCTATTACGTAACTCTTTAATCGTTCTAGGTTCGTTATCCGCGTAAACTTTATGGACGCCTATTGCGTGCAGTTCCTCGGCAATATCTTTTAATAGCATTTTAGTCTTAAAAAATACTTGTTCTATATATATGCATTGATCCACTTTTGTAACTTTTACGCATACCGTGGGATCGTTGTAACCAAAATCAATGCCGTAAAACACTTTCCCGTGTGGTATTTCCTGACAAATGTTAATTTTATCAAATACTAAATTTCTGCTTTTAGTCCAATTGCCCTTGGTGTAAACTTCGTATAAATCATGGTCAGTTTTAGCAAGTCCCTCAATCTCCTTTACCATTTCGGCGGGTATGTATGGATTATCTTTATAGGTGCTTACGTCTACTTTAACGTCTTGATCTGGCCAATGTTGGCGATCATCTTCTATATAAGTTTTGCACCAATTTTCTATTCCCGCGGGATTGTAGTCAAGGATACAAAAGGCCTCGCAGCGCATTATAAGCTGATTAAAAGCCTCAAAAGGTATAGTATTGGCCTCATTTAGATAGAAAAATGTGTTTTGTCTACCTCTTAGCTTTGCAGAATTTAGGTCGTCCGTACTAAAAAACTGAACTGTTCTATTTTCAAACTCTAATTCTAATAGCGTTTTACGATGATCGACGTAAAAATAAACGTCCATGTCTTGCAATATCTCAATGAACTCTTTGTATGCGCTTTGTCGTAACGCGGGCAGCGTCTCACGAATTACAGAAAAAGTGCCTTTAGGTATATTTTTTTTACCAAAATAACCAGAGGTAAGCCAATACGCAATCGCTTGTAATATGCTATAAGTCTTAGAACTACGCGCGCCACCTCTAAAAGCGTTAATCCTCTTTTGGCTTTGCCAAAGGCTGCGAAATACTCGCGTGTGCTTGAGTTTTATAGTCCTCATATTCAATAATTATTTTAGCGTCGTTTTCTGGTACTAAGAAAGGTATTCTTTGAATTTTAGCTTTTTTAAATTCAAGCAGATTAGCCCAAAATAAAAGCCTATCTTTTGGCGTTAATTGCTCAATATCTTCTTTTACTGTATCTTCAAGAAGTTTTAATGCGTCCTCTACGTTCATATTGTTTCGCTCTTTTAATGTAATTTTTATATTTTTCTCTTTTTTCTCTTTTTTCTTGTAAGTCTTTTTTAGCTAGTTCGTAAGTAAAAAAAGGATCTATGTCAGGTTTGTAGTAATAATCTTTCAAAATCTTCTAGTTTAAGTGATACTATAGTGCCTTGATTGTTTTTTTTGTGATATAACACGGGTATTTTATCTGTAGGCATACGCGCTAAAATGTCGTGAGGGCTAGGCTTTAAACGTTCTTGTGCTTTACATTGTATATAAAATTTTGTATTATCTACAATGTCTACACCTTGATTATCTAGCATTTTATTTATAGAACGACTACTAACCGCCTCATAACCTAAATTTTTTAAACGTTTAATTATTTGCAGTTCGTAAGTATTCCCTTTTGCTCTGGCGTTAATCATTTTTGCGTAGTTACTTTAGCTAATGCCTCACGCAAAGTAAGGGTTGAACGCGTACCCGCATCCCCCTTTCTTTCTAAATGTGCGTTTAGGCGCTCCCTTGCTATCTTATCTAGTTTATCCATTATGGCCTCTCTTATCTGATTAGGCGTAATACGTCCAAATACTTTGATCTTACCCGTGCGAAAGTCATTTATAACATCTATAAAAACATGCAAAGGTTCATATTTGAATTCGTTGTAAAAGGCGTCCATTGTTGCCGTGAGCGCTTTTGCGTCGACGTCACTATATAAATTAGCGACGCCGTACATAGCGCCACTAATAGCCATTTGAACGTTTCTTTTTTCTTCAACTTCATTCAGAATAGTGGTTAATGATGTGTTGGAAAGCCTCGTTATGTCTATTGTCCTCTTCGATAATTTCGTCATAATAACATTCGTTATATAAATAGTTACTTGGGTTTTTACGATAACGTTTGTTCGGTGTTGATTTTACGTATTTATTTACGTGTTCAATAATTTGAAACCGTAAATCATTATCAAAACGATTCCATAATTTCTCACATTTTTTTCGCTCAACTTTTTTATCGTATAAATCCCAAAACATTTCAAAAAATGGGTGTTTATATTCTTTTCTCATGACTTAAAAGGATCATCGCCCGTAATTAATTTGTCTAAATCAATGTCCATTAGTTCAAATTCATATTTGATGCCCTCTGTCAAATCCTTTTTTGGCTTAGGACTAACGGTGTATTTAGTTTCTAAGGCCTCGCCAACCCTTGTAATTTTTAAATCATAATTACGAGGATCGCCCCAATCTGGGTCATTTAAAAGTAGGTGTATTTGATCTTGAATAGTTCTTTGGTTTATTTGCCATATTTGTACCGCGTTATGCTCATAGTTCCATACACAGCAAGCCCAAAAATGTTTAGCTTTTTGTGTAGCTTGGCTGTCCTTTATGTCTTTCATATCTTTACAACGAACGGGCTTTTCTGTGCCGTGCATTGATTCCCACCATTCATAACCCGTAATGGGATCACCAAGAAATCTTAATATTGTATCACCTTTTTGGAGTTTAACATAGCCGCCAGATGATATTTTAGGTAGTTCGTAATTGTTTGGTAAAAAATTCATAAGTTTTTATAGTTTAAAAGGTTAATAATTAATTGTTTTAATGGTATACCCTCGGTAGCCGCCCTAATTTTTAAGGCGGTATGTACTTTTTCGGGTAATTTTAAGTTAATGTTTTTCATCGAGGATAGATAATTGTGTTAAATCTTTGATTGTTTCGCCGAATAACGTTGACAAATCATAGCGAACAGCCTCCGCCTTATTATGACGTTCGTTGTATTTATCACCGCGTAACGTTTTTTTATCGTTTTGTAGTTTACGACGTGCGCGCGTTATTGTTTCAGGCATAGTAACGTTACCCTCTCTAAAGTATTGTAAAAAGTATTTAAATTTTTCGCGGTCTATTTGGTGCGGATTGTTTTCTAGTTCTTCCCACCAGAATAAAGCTACTAATATATTGTCGTTATCTTTGGCTTGAGGGTATCTTCTTAAAATATCCTCTACTTTTTCGTATGTATTCATAAGTAAATTTAGTTAGATTTATTACAAACCTAACCAAAAATACTTATATAACCAAACTAAAAAACTAAACCTTAAAAAATGGCGCTGCTATCTTCTGGCCATGTGTTTTCTTTTTCTGCCACTCTGGGTAAGTAGTATCTTTATCATTTAAAAATGTACCGACTTCGCTTTGATAGGTCAAAGCCATTGCGTTAGCTTGTGTACTGTTATTTCTTACCGTGCTTGAACTGCTAGTCTCTGCGGTATCTTGATTTAAAGAGGATACGCCGTAACGACCTACATTAACATTGTGCTGTAACAAAAAACGCGAATAAGTAAAATATATAAGGGCGGGCGCTAGTCCGTTTTGTCTTACGCTTTCGCCTCGCTTGTTTGTGTAATTACTTCCGAAAAATAGGTCTGTATATTTTTGCGTTGCAAATGTTTTAGTGTTTACCGTGTAATCATCTAGTAATAACTTGTAAGTGACTGCACCTAAAAACGTTTTTAAATTAATAGTCTGCGCCTCTCGTATATATATGTTAACAGTAGCCGCCGCAATGTTAGAGCTAATCTCTCGAAAATCTGCTAAGTCTGTTTTATCAATTAGTAATTTATCAAGTAGTAACGCCATTTTCTTCAAGCATTTGTGATGATTCAAATTGATTAGGTACTATTTTACCAAGGTCTAACCCTAGTTTTGCCATTTCATTTTCGATATAATTACGCGTGTCTTTAGTGCGTAAATTCATATAGGTATATTCATCGGCTAATTGAGTAGCTGTAAAAACTGCACCCTCTGGTAACATACCCATAAGACCGCTAGGCAAAGCAAAGTTTTGTAATATTCTATTTTTAACGTTGAGCGTTGTATTTATAAATAGACTGTCATTGTTATTGGCGGGTACTTGCTCAATAAGATTTTGTGTATTTTCTGAATCTTCATCGACGCCGACCACCAAAACACTATTTGCATTAGCTGACCCCTTAAAATCGTTTAGCCTTTTTCTAATAGCCTCCTCTTGTTCTTCTGAATCGCCCGCACTAGGATACTTAAATATTGACATTGATAAAAAGCCGTTAGTAATGTTACCTAACTCAAATTTTTGGAGTTCGCAATCACTTTGCGCAGTCTCTATGATAGCATCTATTGTGCTAAGTGGGTATACATTTTTTTTCGGTGTGCTGTACAATATCATACCCCGCGCGGTGGTCAATGCCTCGCGGCCGTTTTCTGCATCATTATATAATAGGTATCTTTTGGCGTTTACCTTATCACTAGGTAAGGCTTGTTCGTTGCTACTTTCCCAATTATTAGAAATGCGCACGTCTCTTATTCTACCTTTTTGATCTGGTAAGCCTAAACGCACATACTCAAAGGGTACATGCTCAACTGTTTTTACTGTGCCTAGACCGTTGCTATTTAAATGTAATGCGTAACCGTTGTATAAAGCATAGTCATTGCTTATACTCCAAAGTATGTCGTTTGCAGTTTCGCCGCTTTCGTTTACTTCTTGGTCGCCATTCTCAAAACCATCGCCACGAATAAAGTTGGCCATTAAATTAACGGCGCTTTTAGTAATTGGGCTAAGATTCATCACGCTTTCTATCCGTTGCGGGTATAAATTATCTTCGCCGTATTGTATTATATTTTCAAATGTATCTCGCGGCGTTCCAATTCTTTGATAAACGGGCTTAGCGCCAAATGAACCTAAAAACTCCATTTTACTTTTTATCCTTTTTCTTCTTTTTTGTATAGGTTTTTTTTGCTGTTGGCTTTGCTTTTGGTTCTTCTTTCACCCCGCGGCGCTTGTCCGCGAGGTTTTGAAGAAAAACAGAACCATAATTCTGTCTATTATTCATAATTAGGATTTTAAAGCTACTAAATCCGTTAGGGTTTGCGTGTAGCTAGTGTTAAAAAATACGGTAGGTAATTGGCTCTCAATTCCTCCCGCCTCTGGGGTTGCAAGCTGTATCCTATACGCGCCACCCGTTTCATTATCTGCGGGTATGCGTACATTTGATACAACTTCTAAACCCGCATTAATGCCATGTATCTCAAAAGCACCATTGCCGAAACTTGTATCATTTTGACCAAAAGTTATCGCGACTTGTGGTTGAAAAGCCATAGCCTCCAAGTTTCTACGCTGTGAGGCTGAAACATTAAAAACGCTAAAATCACAAGTGTGCTTGTAAGCTGTACTAAACGGCTTTGGCATATACTCCGATTGACACGAAATCGATTGTTTTAAACCTTCAAACTCAAAAAAGGTTTTACCGCTTTCCATGACTATCGCAGTACACATATTTGTTTCTGTATTGTCCATCGTGAAAGATGCTACATCCTCCAAGTTGGCTAAGAACAGCCGTTGCACCAATCCAACACTGAGCGGATTGCTACAATCAACCGTACTGCCCGAAAAAATCCCTGCGCACGCCATAATTACTGCTTGCCGTATACTAATTCGCTTCCTTTAACGTAATTAACGCCGAATTTCATCAATGATTTTATGAAAAAATCCTCGCTATTGGCTGCAATTCTGTTGACTACTACGCCTCTGTCTTGATCCATCCAAGTGCCAGCTTGCAACGAACCATTTTGACTACTATCAAATACTCCAAGCAATGCCTTATTTTCTGGGATACCACAAGATACAACCTCAATGCCCGCGAATCTCGGTACGCCGCTCTCCATTAGATTAATTCCTTTCGTGATGGTGGCGTCTCTATATGCGTCAAATAATTTATACTTATCGGCGTGACTAACTACAAATTTTATCTTTAAGTTTTCAAGTACTGCACTAGGGCAAGCTGCGATCATAGCCTCTAATTTGTCAATGATGTTAGCCGCAGTTAAAGCCGCGCCAAATGTAACATTGTTTAAATCTGAGTCACTGTCTGCATCTAACAATTTAATTAAACCGTCAAATCTTGACAAATGAGCGCTACCGCTTGTAGTGTCACCATTCCAGATTAGATTTTCTAAACCGTCGTTAATGTCACCCGCAGCAAGTTCGTTAAGGGCTGTTTGCGTGACTGCCGCTAGTCTTGCGTCTAATTGACTGCCCGTACTATATTGCCATTCATACTCGTTCTCAAAATCTCGTAAAGGGTTAAATTCTCTGTAATACATAATATTTCCTAAGACAATTTGTCTATTAGTTATAGAGTAATCCCCTACGCCCGTTGTAGGTGTTGAGACGGGAGCGTGCAAGCTGTTTGCGCTTGAGTTCATTTTTAATAGTTCTACTTTATCCATGTAGGACGTTCTAACGTTTATCAATCCTCGATCGATTGTGGTTGCGCCTAATACTGTAGGTAAGTAGTACGATGGAACGGGTATTACCCCATTGGCCGCTTGTGAAATTGGTGTGATGTCGCTCATGATATTTTTTTACTTTTAATGTTATTCTTCCACTTGTTAAATGCTGCGTAACCGTCGACGGGCTGCATATTTGTGGGTTCTGTAATTTTATTTTTTTGTGGTACGCTACCTTCGGAAACTACTTTATCTAGTATCTCGGCGGTAACTTGTCCGACTTGCTCAGTTACTGCGGCCTCTGTTCCTTCCATGTATTGCGCCATAACTTGCTCACAAATTGCGGTAATCTCTGCGACTTGTGCTTCATCAAAGGCGGCTTTTACCTCCTCCGATACGTCAGCTTGTACACTTGGATCAATGGCCTCAGTAACACTAGCGTCTGTAGTTGCCATGTTGTTTCTAATTCTATCTAATAATCCCATATCTATATTTTTAATGTATGCGACCGCTTTAAGCGGTTCGAAAATTGAATCTGCGAAACCAAGTTTAACCGATTCCTCTGCGGTGAATACGCTCTCGGAATCCATTAACTCTTTAATTTCGTCTTTGTTTAAATTTGTTTTTTTCTCATATACAGACGCAACAATTTCGCTAAACTTCTGTAAGCCGTTGGCTACTTGTCGTAAGTCGTGGTGATTGCCTTCTGTGTGTTGTATTAATGCGTTGTGAATAGCAAAAGTCCCCGTTTCGCTTATTTGTGGTCTTTTATTGCCACTTAAAGCAATCACAGATGCAATGCTCCCCGCTAAACCGTCGACGTAAATCTCTACATCGCGGTGTTGTAACATATTATAAATACTAAGACCCGCAAAGACGTCACCGCCTTGCGAATCTATGTGTACTTCTATCGGTTCTTTTGTTCTTGCAAGTTCGGCGCGCACATAGTTTGCGACTTCTTGCGTTATTTCTCCGTTTATGTCAATCCGCATATGCAATTATACAAATATTTTATATATTTGAAACAAAAAAAACATGATTTTAAAACAAATATTAAATACTGTAGCAGACTTAACGCCTATAGTTGGTTCAATTCGCGAAAATGTAGCCTCAAAAGACGGCGGCGTCGGTAGGTTTGTAAAACCAAGATTTGTAAAAAGTTGTATTCGTTTAATTTTAGCTTTAGCGGCGTGTTATATGTTAGCTAAAGGAAATATTAGCGTTGATGATTTTAAGGAACTTACTAAATAAGGGTCGCGTGGAGGATTGGTTTGAAAATTGGCCTACATTGTTGGCCGCGTTGGGTCTTGGCGGGTCTGGTTCTATTGTCGGCCATAAACTTGTAGACAAAGAACAAAATAAACGCTTGTCAAAGTTAGAAACTAAAGTACACGAAATTGACAGCAGCATTAAACTTAACGACGGCGTAGATAAGCAATTTAGGTCTAGCGTAGAAAATAGACTTGGCAGCATAGAAGGGTCATTATCTACATTGACAAAACATCTATTAGCAAAAAAAAGATGAGTAAAACTAATATGCATTTAACTTTATACCGCTTTTCTGAATCGCCAGAATCTACAATCGGCCTCCTCTATGAAGGTAAATATTTTAATTGTTTTACTTTAGAGGATCAATCGCAAAAAATAAAGGTTGACGGCGAGACGCGCATACCAGAAGGGCTATACCAAGTCAAACAAAGAAAGGTTTTAAGCGGTTTAACTAAGAAATACCGCGCTAAGTATCCTTGGTTTGATTATCATTTTATGTTGCAAGACGTTCCTAACTTTAATTATGTATATATTCATGTTGGCAATGATGATGACCACACTGACGGATGTATTTTAGTAGGCGATAGACTAAAAAGTAACAAGGTTGATGATATAAACAACCTTGGATCGAGTACGCCCGCTTTCGAACGACTATATAAGCGCATGAAAGAGGCGTCAACGGTCGAAATTAACATTATAAACATGTCAGAAAACCCAGAAAGCGCACAGCCCAATCGAACAACGCCATCACGGTAACGTCGTCAACTCTTTAGTGTCTGGCGCAAGGTGTGGTAAAGCATTACCGCATAAATTTTCCCAAAAAGTAGTACCTCTTAGGCAAAAAATATTATTTCTGTATTCGCATACACGTATACGCGCAAGCTGCTCTATTTTTTTGTGTACGCATTTGACGTATATTATATATGTCTATCTCCAAAATCTTTCGCGTTTTCCAAACACTTTCCTTTTTTCATATATCCAATATATATCTATTCTATCATCTAATTAAAATTTCTTGTACGTTTACCATCTACAAATCAAAATAAATGTGTGTTTATCAATTATTTTTAACTAGGTGTATCAA